TTATCTCCTTCCACCCTGACCTACGCCACACGTGTATTAGTTCCTTGTCGGTTAGCGTCTTGAATCTAGCCCTATCCCAGTGCATTATGTTGCAGAACTCTACGAAGGTTGAGTAGTTGAACAGACGCTCTGAGTATAGGAACAGTAGCACGTCTAGCTCTGGTCCCGTTATGTCGTACTGACGCATCGCCCAGTAGCGTACAACTCTGTAGTACTTCAGGTAGTCGTTGTCGGGTGTTACTCTCTGGTACTTAGGTGCTGGCTTCTTTTTTTTTCGTCGCTCTAGCGTGTATATTGACTTTCCATTAATTTTAATCATGCCCAAATGTAGTGTTTTTTAACTATCTTTGCAACTAATATGAGCATTTTTCCACGTCCATTAAAGAAAGTACTAGGCAAGATAATACCGTTCTCGCTGGTAGACCTGATCCCAACGTTCAACCTTGGGACTGGGACAGCTGACAATACGACGTACTTACGAGGTGACCAGACATGGGCTCCAGCATCAACTGGGACGGTGTCAAGTATAGACACAGCTGGACTAATCTCTGGAGGACCTATAACAACGTCTGGCACTATAACAACATCCATGAACACTGGTAAGCTGGTAGGACGTGGTTCAGTTGGTTCAGGCATAATGGAGGAGATAACTGTTGGTTCTGGTCTCACATTGACTGGAGCTAATGTGCTTAACAATACAGCAACTCCAAATCCTACTGGATATTATGGAGCATTCCAAGATAATGTAACACAGACTGTTGTTGCATCCAATGTAGGTTATGCAATGATATTAAGGACTGTTGATATAGCTAATGGCATATCAGTAGTAACTAATGGCACTAACTTAACTCGTATCACTTTTGCTAACACTGGCATCTACAATCTTCAGTTCAGTTCGCAGTTTCAGAATGTAGATAATGCAGAGCATGATGTTACAATTTGGTTAAGGCTTAATGGAACTGATGTAGCAGGAAGTGCAGGATTTGTTCAAGTACCTAAAAGAAAAGCATCAGGAGCAGGTAATGAAGGTCATGTAGTTGTATCATGGAATTATGTATTAAGTGTAGTTGCAGGTCAGTATTATGAGTTAATGTGGAGCACTACAAATCACACTAATGTTACTATGCAGTTTTATGCAGCAGGCAGTCCTCCTCCTTCATCAGCATCAGTTATCTTAACCGTTACTCAGCAGAGTGGAATCATGGCAGGCACAGGTATCACTGCACTTAACTCGTTGACTGGATCTGTTCAAACTATAGGTGTAAATGGATCTGGAACTGACTTTAATATAGTATCAACTGGTACGTCACATACTCTTAACCTACCGACAGCAAGCGCGGTGAATAGGGGTGCATTAAGTTCAGCAAACTGGAGTACGTTTAATGGTAAACAAAACCCAATAACGCTAACAACTACTGGAACGGGTGCTGCAACATTCGTGTCAGATGTCTTGAACATCCCGACGCCATCAGGAGGAAGCGGCTTAACAGTTGGAACTACTGCTATTGCTTCAGGAACTGTTGGAAGAATTTTATTTCAAAATGGTAGTAACTTGTTAGAACAAGACTCAGCTTTATTTTGGGATAATACAAATAAGCGTTTAGGAGTTGGTGCAACACCTGCAAGTACTGTGAGGTTAGATATAAGAGCGCAGGGTGCATTGTCAACTGACATAGCGTTTAGGGTTCGGAATAGTGCTGATACTGCTAGTATTTTAACCGTTAATGGTGTAGGTCAAGTTTGGTCAAACGGTAAAGGTGCTATAAGTAGTAATACTGCATTTGGAGAATCATCTCTAAATTCAAACACAACTGGAACAAGTAATACTGCATTTGGAAATTTAGCATTAAAAACTGTAACCACTGCTATTTATAATAGTGCATTTGGTCATCAATCATTAGAATTTACAACGGGAGAAGGTAATACATCATTTGGCTTAGCAGCAGGTAGATTTAACACAACTGGCATAAATAATACATACATTGGTAATCAAGCAGGAAGTAATGGCACAACTGCTAGTGGAAGTATATTTGTTGGATACCAAGCTGGTTTAAGTTCAAATGCCACAAATGGGATTTTTATAGGTCAAAGTGCTTCTGTGTCAGGAGGGAACGGAACTGTTGCAATTGGCTTATCAACTGGTGGTGGTAGTGGTATTCACAATATATCAATAGGTCAAGCATCAGCTAATACACTTACTACTGGAACTTATAATATTCAAATAGGTGCAAGAATAGCAGCTGCTAGTGGAATTACAACTGGAAGCAATAATACACTTATAGGAGGTGAATCAGTAATAGGTAACGTTTCAAATAATGCAGTTTTATCAGATGGTCAAGGCAACATAGCAATACGAAAAGATGCTAGTCACTTTGTTGGAGTAGGTTACTCAGGAACGGCAACACTAGGAGCAAAACTAGATATAAAAGCACAAGGAGCGTTATCAACTGACATAGCTTTTAGGGTTAGGAATAGTGCTGATACTGCTAATTTGTTTAGTGTGTTGGGTAATGGTCAGGCGTCATTTAATGCTACAAGCGCAAGTATAGATATAAATACAATAGGCGGAACAGAAAACCCTTTTTTGAATTTTAATCAAGCTGGAACGTTCAGGGGTGCTATTGGTTTTAGGAATGGTGTAGGAGTCGTTATTTCAGCAGGAGGAAGTGACGCTTTAGCTCTTTCAAGCACAATCGTTTCAACTACACGTGCAATAACGGCAGATAGCTATATCCGCTCAGAAAGAGCTTCTTACTTAAACCCAACAACTGACGCCAATGCTTTTGCTGCCACAAGGTTCCTTCTAACAAGTTCATCTTCAAATGTATATGGTATGGGGATTGGTGCGATAGACGCATCCTCCAGATACCCTATTTGGTTTAATACGGGTTCGGTAAACGGTGCAGGATATAAATTCTATTCAAAAAATGTTTTAATAGCAGAAATTTCGGAATCGTCTGCAAAATTCAAATCTTTACTAAATATTTCCCCTATCACTTCAACAGTAGCAAGCGCATTAACACCAGCGGAAGGTGATATTGTAATGGTTTCAAACACTAATGCAACATTTATATTAATAGGGCTATGGGGTTATCAAAATGGATCTTGGGCTAAAATGTAAAAATAAATAACTAATCAAACGGATTACTAACATAAATATATAACTATGGCAATTTTAATAAAAGCAAACGAAGAAAAGAGTATCATTATTTCAGGTACTGAGTTAAAACTAGAAAGCATCTATGCACGTTTAGAATTTGCAGCGAGAGCAGACGGAAAAACATTAGAGATAGCAGTTATGACATACGCAAGTAGAGCAACTTTTGATAGTAATCAACCAATCTTTACAGATGTTCAGCAAGGTAGTTTTACAGTTGAGATACTACCAACTGAGATGCAAGACTTGAAATCGGCTGATAAGTATGCTAGTTTAGCTTACGAACAGATGGGATATTCAACTGAAATTATTTAACTACCTTTGTATCATGATAAGAGAAAAAAAGACGGGCGAGAAGTACTCATCTAAGAAGGCTGAGATGAAGCACGAAAAGTCTGAAGGAAAGAAGGAGCGCATGCAGGAGTATGGCAAGCGTGGAATGGAGTTCTGTAAGGGCGGTAAGAAGAAGTGATCCAGGTCATCAAGAAGCACAAGGGTCTTGGTGACACTGTAGAGTTTCTGCTCGAACGAACGGGCATTGCGTATGCCGTCAAGATGGCTGCCCAGGCGGTAGGTGTTGAGGACTGCGGATGTGAAGGACGGAAGGAATATTTAAATGAAAAGGTACCCTATGATAGGAAAGACAGCGAAGTTCTACAGAGAAAATCCTGAGAAGCGTAATAAGCACCAGGAGACATCCAAGAAGTGGAACCAGTCAGAGAAGGGTAAGGCGTACAAGGCAGAGAAGAATGCTACGCCATTGGAGAAGAAGAAGCACGCCACTAGGGTTGAGGCGAGAAAGATAATGAAGGCAAAGCCAGGACAAGTGGTTGACCACAAGAAGGCACTAGCTAAGGGCGGGTCTAACTCTAAGTCTAACTTAAGGATAGTATCAGCACATATTAATAACACAAAAAATAAAAAATAGATTATGCCAAACTCATGGAACGAAATACTAACTGCTAGACAAGGGTCTGTAGTTATAAATGACAATAAACTTTTTGAGGCGAATATGTATGTTATAACATCAGTCTCTGATGCAACTATAATAGATGGATTACAACAAGATGGGGTAGATGTTTTAGCTGACTATATAGCTAAACCATCAGTAGAAGTACCTAGAGGCTCAATTATTACACCTAGAGACATAAATAAACCATTTACATCAATTCAATTAAGTGCTGGTGCTGTGTGTGTAACTCTAGGAACGGCTTTTCAAGTTTAACCAACTATCACATAATCAGCACTATATAACTAACTGACACTAAGTTGTTTTTTAAGTACCTTTGTAGAATGAAACATCACATCGTAGAAGCCTCAACGGCAGTTCTTAAGGGTATACTTTTTTTCTTTTCACCAGTAGCATTTTTAGTACTAGGAGTAGCGTTAGTGTCAGTTATAGATTCAATATACGGAATAAAGAAGGCTAGGAAGAACGGAATAAAGCCGTCATCAAAGAAGTTTAGGTACGGATTTGTTCCCAAGGTGGGTGGCTATACATTTGTGATACTTCTAACGTACTTCCTTGACTACTATCTGTTGAACGAGTTCACGAAGTCATGGGTAAGCATACCGTACGTATCAACAAAGATCATATCAATAATATTCATCGCCAACGAGGTTGTATCGATAGACGAGAACTGGCAGGTTATAAAGGGTTACTCGTTCCTTAAGAAGTTTTATGACTTAATAGTAAAGGTAAAGGACGTTAGAAAAAAGATAGAGGAATGAAGTTAATAACACTTATCATAGCTACCATTATATCTACATCTTTATTTGTTGGGGTGATGAGTTGTTCTGACGCTCACAAGGCACAGCAAGGATATAAGAAGTTCATCAAGTTTGGTGGAAAGATAAAAGGTGACACTGTAGTGGTTACTGTAACCGACACTGTAAAAGGTAAGGACGGTAAGGACTCGATTGTATATAGAACGGTTAGTACAGTATGCCCAGAGCCAGTTTTTCCTCCGACAAGGTACGAGGTTAGGTACAAGTGGAAGACACAGCACGACAGCATCGACGTTGTAAAGACTCAGATAAAGTATATCTACAAGACTAACAAGAAAGAGATCAAGCAAGAGAAGAAGAGGGGTCTAGCTTACAACCTTAGGTTCATTGCTATCATTGCGTTCCTTATATTATTAATCGTTTTATTATTCAAGTTCAAATGACTTTAATTGACAAGTACATATTATTTGTAAAGAAGTGGGAGGGAGGACTTTCCAGAGATAAAAACGACTCAGCAAGTTCTACTCCATGCCCTACGCCATATAAAGGATTAGGTGGTTACCATACGAACGTTGGAATTACATATGCTGTATGGAAAAGTATGTATGGTAAAAATAACGACGCACGTTTCTATTCTATGAACAGTGATGACTGGTTTAATGTCTTCAAGACGTTATACTGGAATACAATTAGAGCGGACGAGTTTAAGTCTCAAAATGTTGCTATATTTGTTACTGGAATGGCATGGGGATCAGGTAAGAAGCAGGCAGTTATGTCACTACAACAAGCCATAATTAACTGTGGAGTTGCTGTAGACAAGGACGGTGTGCTTGGTAACAAGACGATTTCTGCTGCAAATAGTATTGAGCCAACAAAACTATTCGATGCGTTGACAGCAGAGAGAGAGAGATTCTTTAGATATATTGGCAGACCAGGAACTAAGAACGCAAAGTTTCTTAACGGCTGGATGAATCGTCTAACGGACTATAGAAAAACCTTCCGACCATGAGTAAAAAAATAGCAGGAACTAATAACTTAGAGAAGACACACGTCAGCAGACCAGGCGTTCACTCTAAGGCTGGGACTAGTAAACTAAAGACATCCAAGAACTACAAGAAGAAATATGTAGGTCAAGGAAAATAACTATCTTTGCACTATGGGTAAAATAAATGACTACGCAACAGGTACGGCAGGACCGACAGACAAGCTGTTGGCTTCGGATGGTGGTACTGGTGAAACAAAGAACTTATTAGTGTCGGACATAAATGTTAAATTTCAACATGAAATTGGAGAATATGTCGCATCAGAAGGCGGTGTAATTGCACATAGATGGCTATCTACAAGTATTGGAGGTATACCAACAGCAGGAACCTCACAAAATTACATGGTTGTTGATACTAACGATTTATCAATAGGTGCAGCATATGCAACATTAAATGTAGATATAGCTAATGTTGAAAGTACTTTTAATGGTCAAGTAAATACTCAAAATCTTATTATTGCAGGAGCAGGAAATGGTATAACAGTTGGTACTGCTGCTGAATTATGTAATTCTAGCACAAATAATGGTCAAACAGATTGGTATCTTCCTTCTATAGATGAATTAAGCAAACTATGGCAAAACAAATGGGATTTTGCTCAAGGAATAAATTTAGCCGCAGGAACACAGATATCATTTAGCGCCTATTGGAGTAGTACGGAGCACGGCGTCAACACCGCGTGGAACTTCAACTTCAACAATGGGGATGCCACCAACGGCAGTAAGGGCAGCACTTACTATGTGCGTGCGGTAAGAACATTTGGAGTGTAACACAATAAAACGATATGAAAATAAACAACTACACAGTTAGCTCGGCTAATGCCACAGATAGGATTCTATCATCAGATGCAACTACGGGTGAAACAAAAAACATTACACCAGAAGGTATAATGTCGTATATGGACTCGACATACTACAACTGCTTGTTAAACCAAGCAACTACAGTAGCACCAGTAGCTACTGTGTTAGGCACAAATACTATTGGAGCAATTGTGTGGGCTAGAACAAGTACTGGGATATACACTGGAACGTTATCGAATGCCTTCTCAGGAAGTGCTTTATTTATTGTAGCAACACCGACAAATGTTCTACACACGTTCTCAATAATCAAGACATCAAACAGTATTATAACACTTAAGTCGTACCTAAGCGGTACACTGAGCGACGACATATTGATTAATCAAGGACTAAAAATACAAGTTTACTAACCACTATATTATTAGCAATAATATACAGACCCACGAATTACTTCGTGGGTTTCTTTTTTTTAACTATATTTGTACAAACTAAAATTAAATAAAATGAACAAATTAACATCAGAAGAATTAGAGCAGTTTACAACAGCAAGAAAAGAGTACTCAGAGTTGAGAAGTCGTCTGTGTGACATCACGTTAGCAGAGGAGAGACTTAAGACCGACAAGCAGTTAACCCTAATGAACATCAGCGAGTCTACGTCTGCACTATCAGAACTACATGCAGAACTTCAAGAGAAGTATGGAGACGGTGCGATCAACATGTCAACTGGAGAGGTGTCATGATAATCAGAAAGATATCAATAGGCAACGACTTATTGAACGCCATGCACTTTCAAGTTGGTAAGCAGGCGATGGGTGGAACAGCCGTAATATCTGACATCATTAAGAACGGTGAGGGTTCATACGACATCTACGTTCAGCGTGAGGAAGATGGTATCCCAGAAGTTATCATGTGGAAGAACATTGGTCACACAGTGGCTGTATCTATAGAGTATAACCTAGAGTTCTAAACATGACATCACCTAACTACTTCATTATAAAGCCATATAATGGGGTTAGGTATGACAACATCAGAAAGTTCGGTGACGTTGAGTTTATTATATCTTCTTCAATTGAGGACCATACGGTAACTAATAGACTAGCCACTGTCATATCTACTCCAGACTGGTACAACGGTCCTATATCTAAAGACGATGTAGTCGTTGTGCATCACAACACGTTCAGACTTTACTACAACATGAACGGTAACGAGACTAGCGGATGGAGTTACATAAAGGACGACATCTACATACTAGACTACGAACAGATCTATCTATACAAGAAGAAAGGTGCTGACTGGATGGCTACATACCCTTACTGCTTCATTAAGCCACAAAAGAATGACGACTCGACCACTGTTCTTAACCACTACGTTGAGAAGAACTTGTATGGCACAGTTGAGTTTAAGCCTGAAGAGGTAGACACTGTAGACGTTGGGGACGAGATATCATTCAAGCCAGGTTCAGAGTATGAGTTCAAGATAGATGGAGATAAGTTATACAGAGTAAAACTAAAAAACATATGTCTGAAGATTTAAAAGACAAAAAGAATAGGGTACTAGTTGCTGCTGAGAAGGCTGTCGATGAACTTATAAAAGTCCTTGAGATGCCTATCTTGACATCTAGCGAGGAAGACTTGACGGCTGACAAGATGAAGAACGCTGCGTCTGCTAAGAGGTTAGCCTACGAGGATGCAATCTACATGCTTGAGAAGATAGAGTCAGAGAGGAACAAGCTAGACATAGGAATCATACCAGTTGTGACGCTCGGTGCTAATGGATTTGCTGAGGGTAAGATCAAGAAGAATGGAAGATAAGTACGCACTATATAGGATACTGGACGACCACATCTCAGCCCAGACCATCAGACAGAAGAACAAGGCTAGGTCATGGAAGTACGGCTACGACAAGGAGTACGACGTGGTTGTAATATCTAAGACTGGTGAGATCGGTCAGGTGTACGAGATAGAGGGCTTAATAATCGCGCTTCCTAAGGTATTCGAGAACATAGAGTCGGTAAACAATAAGTGGATACCGTCAGAGTACCCGAAGGAGCTACAACGAATCAAGACATTCTTCGACTGGAATAGGTTTGACAACGAGTTCAAGTCTAAGTACGTTGACTACATCGAGGAGGAGTTCGATAGGCGAGACAAGGGCTATTGGTTTTTAAACAACGGCAAGCCAACATACATAACTGGGACACACTACATGTATTTGCAGTGGTCCAAGATTGACATTGGTCTACCTGACTTTCGTGAGGCTAATAGGATATTCTACATACACTGGGCTGCATGTGTAGCTGACAGTAGGTCGTTCGGTCAGTGCTACCTGAAAAACAGACGATCTGGATTCTCGTTCATGTCGTCGGCAGAGATTTCAGACACTGCAACACTGTCGAGCAACTCCAAGCTAGGTATACAGTCCAAGTCAGGATCCGATGCTAAGACAATGTTTACTGACAAGGTCGTTCCAATCGTTAACAACTACCCGTTCTTTTTTAAGCCACTTCGAGACGGCATGGACACACCAAAGACTGAGATATCGTTCAGACTTCCAGCGTCAAAGATTACTAAGAAGAATATGAACGAGGAGAACACTGGAACTATTGAGGGACTGGACACTATAATTGACTGGAAGAATACGGCAGATAACTCCTACGATGGGGAGAAGTTACTGAGACTAATTGAGGATGAGGCTGGTAAGGTCGAGAAGCCTAACAACATATTGAACGGATGGAGGATTAGAAAGACGTGCCTTCGTCTAGGTAGTAAGATTATTGGTAAGTGCATGATGGGGTCAACCTCTAACGCACTTGCAAAGGGTGGTGAGAACTACAAGAAGATGTTCAACGACTCTAACGTAAGTTTACGTTCTAAGAACGGTCAGACCAAGAGTGGACTGTACAGCTTGTTTATCCCTATGGAGTGGAACTTCGAGGGTTACATTGACGAGTTCGGCTTCCCAGTATTTGAGGACCCTAAGAAGCCAGTGCTTGGTATCGACGGAGAGATGATTGACATTGGCGTTATAACCTACTGGGAGAACGAGGTCTCAGCACTTAAGAACGACCCAGACGCATTGAATGAGTTCTACAGACAGTTTCCTAGGACAACCTCTCATGCGTTCAGGGACGAATCTAAGCAGTCTTTATTCAACTTGACAAAGATATACCAGCAGATAGACCATAACGAGTCTCTAATCAAGGATAGGGTGCTAACAAGGGGTGGCTTTAGTTGGAAGAACGGGATAGAAGACTCAGAGGTCATATGGACCCCAGAGAATAACGGACGATTCTTAGTCTCGTGGATACCACCGACAACACTTAGGAACAAGGTTGTAAAAGACAGACACGGGAACAGACAGCCTGGAAACAAGCACATCGGTGCATTCGGGTGTGACCCCTACGACATCTCAGGAGTTGTGGGTGGAGGCGGATCTAACGGAGCACTCCATGGTAAGACAAAGTTCCACCTAGAGAGCGAGGCTCCTACTGGGCAGTTCTTTTTAGAGTACGTCACAAGGACACAGACCGCAGAGATATTCTTTGAGGACGTTCTGATGGCTTGCATATTCTACGGGATGCCAATACTTATAGAGAACAACAAGACTAGGCTACTGTACCACTTCAAGAACAGAGGCTACAGAGCGTTCTCATTAAATAGACCAGACAAGCACGTGTCTAAGCTGTCAAAGACCGAGCTAGAGCTAGGTGGAATTCCTAACTCTTCTGAGGATGTAAAGCAGGCGCACGCCTCAGCTATAGGCTCGTACACAGAGGAGAACGTTGGGTATGACCTAGAGGGGACATACAGAGATCCTGACGAGATGGGTAACATGTACTTCACCAAGACGTTAGAGGATTGGGCTAGGTTCGATATAAATAATCGTACCAAACATGATGCATCCATTAGCTCTGGTTTAGCCATAATGGCTACACGTGAGTACATCGTTAAACAACAAACTGAAAATACGAAAATTTTGCTTAATTTTGCAAGGTATGATAACAGCTCATCAAAAAGTCAATTCAAGCGGCAATGATTAAACCAACAATAAGTGTAAAGAACGTACCATTTCCTAACCAGATGGCATCAGATACAGAGAAGTCATCACCAGAGTATGGGATGGCAGTCGCTCGTGCTATTGAGGGTGAGTGGTTTAAAAAGACAACTGGAAATTCTTGCAGATACTACGACCAAGCTAATGACTTCCATCAGTTAAGACTTTACGCTAGGGGAGAACAGTCGATCCAGAAGTATAAGAACGGAATGGCGGTTGATGGAGACCTATCATACCTAAACCTTGACTGGGCTATTGTTCCTATCGTACCTAAGTTTGTTGACATCGTTGTTAACGGGATGCAGGATAGGATGTACGCTATCAAGGCAGAGTCACAAGACATATCATCAGCAGAGAAGAAGAACCTATTCCAAGAGACTGTAGAAAAAGATATGGTTGCTAAGGACTTCCTTAAGCAATCTAAAGAGCAGTTTGGCGTTGATGCATTCAATGTTCCAGAAGAAGAACTTCCAGCTGACAACGAGGAACTATCGATTTACATGCAGTTGAAGTTCAAACCTAGTGTTGAAATTGCTGAAGAAGTTGCTATCAACACTTTGTTTGAAGTCAACGAGTATGAAGACTCGATAAAGCCAAGAATAAATTACGACATTACAACTATAGGAATCGGTGCTGCAAAGCACTCGTTCTTGCCAGGTGCTGGGGTTCAGATCGACTACGTTGACCCTGCTAACTTAGTATATAGTTACACTGAAAAGAATGACTTCTCTGATATTTATTATGTAGGAGAGGTTAAACAGATACACTACACAGAGCTAAGAAAGATTAACCCAAGCATCACAGACGAAGACTTGCAAGAGATTAAGAAGTGGGGTAACGCTTGGTATAACGACTACACTATTATTGGTCAGTTACAAGATGACCCGTTCAACTCAGAGATGATATCCGTCCTATACTTCAACTACAAGACAGACAAGAAGTTTGTATGGAAGAAGAAGTTCTTAGATAATGGTGGAGAGAGAGTAATAAAAAGAGACGACTCGTTCAACCCTCCAGTTGATACAGAGGAGAGATTCGAAAAGGTTGAGGCTACTAAAGACGTGTGGTACGAGGGAGTACTTGTTCTTGGGTCTAACATGCTTGTTAGCTGGGACCTATGTAAGAACATGGTGCGTCCAGAGGCTGCAAGTCAGAAGGCTGTATGTAACTATGTAATCTCAGCACCTAGGATGTACAAGGGTAGAATTGAGTCTATCGTAAAGAGAATGATTCCGTTCGCTGATCAGATTCAGTTGACACACTTAAAACTACAGCAAGTTCTTTCGAGAGTTGTACCAGACGGTGTATTTATTGATGCTGATGGTGTAAGTGAAGTTGACCTTGGTACTGGATCAGCGTACACGCCACAAGATGCACTGAACCTATTCTTTCAGACTGGTTCGGTTGTAGGACGTAGCTACACTGGAGACGGTGAGTTTAATCAGGCACGTGTTCCAATCCAACAGTTGAACAGCTCAAGTGGTCAGAACAAGATGCAGGCACTAATCGGTGCTTACAACTACCAACTAAACATGATACGTGACGTGACTGGACTAAACGAGGCTAGGGACGCATCGACTCCAAACCCAGACGCACTGGTTGGACTTCAGAAGTTAGCAGCGTTAAACAGTAACATCGCAACAAAACATATTCTAGATAGTGGACTATCTATAACTAAGAGACTGGCTACGTGCCTATCACTTAGAATTGCTGACATATTAGAGTACTCAGACTTCAGAGATGAGTTCGCTATGCAGATTGGTAAGTATAACATTGCAATACTTGAGGACATCAAGAACTTGTACCTACACTCGTTCGGTATCTTCATTGAGCTTGAGCCAGACGCTGAAGAGAGAGCACAACTAGAGGCTAACATTCAGATGTCACTTCAACAACAACAGATTGACCTAGAGGACGCAATAGATATCAGGATGGTTAAGAACCTGAAGATGGCTAACGAGATCCTTAAGATTAAGAGAAAGAAGAAGCAGAAGGCTCTAGAG